GGGCACTTCACAACAGGTTACTCACCACAGGTGGTGACTTGCCTGCCGCGGTAGACCGGAATACAGTCAACCGACTGGATCCGCCCGCCGCCTCAAATCCACTCTTTAGTTTCCATTTCCTTTCTGTCTCTAGCCAACAGTCAGTCGTCTCGCCCTAGGTTGAGGTCCCCCTGCCTTGTCAAAGGCCGCTAAGATGGCCCGCATTCGCAGGCCGTTGGTTCTTAGTCATTGCGGAGGAGAGATCACGCTATGAGCTCGATCGTAGACGTGGCATCATCGAGAACTCCAAGAGTTTCATCCGATGAGTACTACTGCTATTCAGCACTCGGGTCAAGCACCCACTATTTCTTATCGTCCATAGCGGGCCCGACGACGTTCCGTGCGGTTTGGCACTCAGACCAACCACACTCGTACGCTGGGGGGGGTTCCGATTCCCGAAGCAAACTATCCTGATCGAATAGTAAGCGATCGGGAATCGCAACAGACCGCACACCAACTTCTCGCGGTTGTTCGAAGGCTTCTCTCTCTAGCCTCCGACGCCGATTCACATCACTTAGCCTAGCTCCAGAAAACTGGGAGCCACGGAAAGTCACGGAGCGAACCGGTCCACAAACAGGTTCAACCCTCCTAATGGAGGAAAGGGCAAGGCAGTACCGTAGTGCTGCCTTAACACGACAACAGGAGAAGTCCAAAGTGAACTTCCACGCTGCCGTCTCCCTTGCCGCCATCTGGCGGATCTCTGCTGTCGTCTCCTCCTCCGGCAATCGAGAAAACTCCTCAGAAGAGAGAGTAATCCCATGCCCAACGGGCGGAGACGGAACCAGAACAGGCTCAGGATCGAAAAGAGCCAACTTGAAGAGTCCTCCAAGTCTCCAAGCAAGTGTCCCTCGGAAACCGAGCTCATGAAGAGTCAATCTAGTTGACCGCAAAGAGCGAAGTTTTGAGCGGAACCAGATCAACCCGGCGCGGAAGCGCTGGTTACTGGTAACACCTGCAAGAAACAAGGAAAACTCCCTGCCAAGCGAGTTCACGAACTCAGACGACCGCAGACGACCAAAACGCAATGTAGGCACGACCCGAAGGTAGCCACCTACAAAACGTAACAGAGTACTGTTCAAAGAACCGTACTCATCGTCCACAGAAGTCTTTGTTCGCTCGACCTCGAGCCCAAGCTCCCCGACTTTCCCCATCCACACGTCCGATGCCTCCTTCGTCGACTGAAATAGTATGTCGTCCCCGTTTATCAGACAGGGGGCTGATACCGTCTCTTTCCAGCTGAGCCCTGAGCACCGCATTGCGTACAAGTACGCAATACGGTTCTGCAGGCAAAGCAGAGGAAAAGAGAGGTAAGAGCCCATCATCTGTCCGATGGAAGGACGACCGACATATCTCTTCGACGAAAGAGGGCAACTTGACGGACCGTCGACCCAATAAAGGATCGGCCGAAGAATCTGCATTGCCCTCTCAGTAACAGAGGCAGGAAGAACGGTGGAAGAGGCAAGGATAGTACCCAAGATCACCTCTGCGACTTCGATCGACAAGTTGTCGGTAGCCGAAGCGTAGTCGCCTGATGTGAGGATACCCTTTCCCTGGTGGAACCCCGCTTTCGCAAGTTTCTCATTCGACACATCACCTCGAGACAACCACTTACACCTCGAGAGGTGATTGTAGATTGTCTTGTGGAGCGGTCGGAGGAGAAGCTCGTCGGATGAGAACTTCGTCAGTGGACGAGGTTTCCCAGCAGACTGGACGACAATCAATTCGGCTTCCGGGGCCGGGCGGTCGGGCCGGGATGGGCCACTGAGAGCTTCCGTAAGGAAGTCACAGTGGTCAATCCCGGTACCCAACGCGCCTCCCTCGGAGCGAGTCGAATCGGTTGTCGCGCTAAGCGGCGGAGATGTGAGGAGAACCTGCTCCTCGTAACCCAGATCCCATCCCTTCGAAAAGAGACGGGATGTTTGCTGGGCTACAAATCGCAGGTAACCGACGGGGAGTTGACGCCTAGGTCGACGAACCCCCTCCACAAGCTTCTCCATCAAAGGGCCAGTCATGCATTCGCATGAATCCGGTAAACCTTTCTTGATGGACTGCCAGGCCATAACTTCCTTGTGGTCGTTACTCGGGCAGGAACCTAGAAGCTTCTTTACCT